CGTAATTAGCTTCCTCTGGTGTGTTCATTAGGCCATGAAAAACTATAAACGTTGGTCGCTCATAAAGTGCCATGTAACCGCGACCTTGCCATTCGTAATCAGGATTCATTCCCTCAATAGCTTGTTGTTGCAATGTTTTACGCGACCAAGCCGCCTTAACATCAACAATTAAGTGATTAGTGATTACATCGCAAGTGCCAACCATCCATTCGTTGTGAACGGTTACTTCGTTTTTTTCGGCCATCCCAAGTCCGATTTGCTCGGCCATAAAATCAATCAGGTCAATCTCAACTAAGTTACCTTTCATAATGTACTTTGAATGAATCTGCTCGCGGTCATTGGCATACCATTCCATCAAAAATGTTTTGCAGGTTGCTGACAATTCGCCTTTAGTTTTTGCGTTGCTCATTATCTTACCGATTTGTGAGCAATGTATTCTGAATATCTTATCCATTTGTCAATTGAGCCTCCACCTCGTTAGTAACATTATATTTTTTCTTAATTGCATCAATCGTAACCGATCCCGCAGCGATGGCTGCTTTGGCTTTTTCGATTGCTTCACCGCTTAATGTCGGTTTGGTTACAGGCTTGGTTGATACCCTCACAGCATCGTGCATCTCACCAAATGCTCTAACCTTTTCGGTAGTAAGCACTATTTGTTTGTTAGTCCAGTCTTCAATAAATGGACTGCCTAATAGCTTTGAAATTCGTTTAAGGTTAGTAGCATTAGCGACCATTGGTTTGCATTCGGCAAAATGAACGATGCAGCATTCGGATTCGCCACCTTTACCATCGTGAACCTTTTCCTTGTCAACTTTGGTTATTGTAACTGTTTTGTCTGCATCGGTTAAATCCCACCCACCGATGTAGTTGGGGTTTCGTAATTTTTTGAAATGTGTTTTTTGTGTGTTCATTGTTAGTTATGTATTAAGATTTAAAATAGGTTATCGTTTGATATTGATTCAGGTGCTGCTTCGGTGAATGGGTTTGAGTCTATCTTCCAACAAGCTATCGTGTTAAACACCTTAACTTCACCTTGTGGTGATGTCCATTCGCGCCCACGAATATTAATGTGCGCCTCAATGTCCTGACCAACTTTTAATTCATCCGCTATTGAGCAGGCTTTCTGCTGCAATTCGATTGATACTATTTGTGGATACTGGTCTGCGGTTGTGAGTACTAATTCTCTCTTTGAGAATTTACCATCACTTACTGTTGTCGTTGCGCCAATGCGCTTAATTGTGCCTTTGATTGTCATAATTGTTTATTTATTTGTTTTTGTGTAAGAAATCGGTTAATACCATTGATAAGAATGAGGTGTGCGGAATGTAATCGTTAAATTGCAAGTTAATTTCGTGCTTGTCGTTGCTTACTGCCAAGTCACATAATTGCATAGTCCAGAATGCATCTTTACGGTCAATAGAAGCAGTTATTTCGTTGTCTTTATTCCATACGTAGAATGTTTCGTTGTCGCTTTCATATTCGATGCGCTCTTTAGAATTTTCGATTTGCCACGTTGTTGTGGTTGATACTTTTGTGATGACGTTAATTGAGTTCATGTTAGTTTGTTTTTATTGGGTTTGTAATTGGGGGTGTTTAGCCCCCTTTGATTGTTAGTTTATTAATTGCTATTTTTAAACAATTCAATTTTTTGCGTCATTGAATTAAGTACCAATTCAAGATTTTTAGTTGTTTTATTCAATACTTTTTCTATATTTCCATTAGGAATAGATTTTACAAAAACAATAGTGTAATTTTTATACATTTCAGCTATTTGATTTTGTAGTTGTTTTCTGTTTAATGTTGTGTTCATGTTGTTAGTGTTTTTAGTTGTTGTTATTTGTTGATGCAAATGTACACTTAAATTCATTACCTCAAAATAATATTTTCAACTAAAGTGTTAATTTATGTTAAATATGCTTTAAGAAAATCATAAATCATAAAATGTTGAGGCTTCCAACGGTCAACTTTACCATTCATTAAGCGCGCAATACCTGGTCGAGTGTAGCCGAATTGTTTAGCCGCTTCGGTTATCGGGTTGCATTTAGCGGGCCTTGATCCGTTATGCTCAACAAGTGCTAACATCTGTTTGTATTCTTGTTTAAGTTGGGTGTTGCTTGGTTTGATGCGGGGTTGTTCTGCGGTTATGTTCATACTTCTGACATTATTAATAACTGATTACTATTCGTTTTTTTTGCCACCTTATAAGCGGCATGTAGTTTGGCCCTAATTTTATCCCGAAATAACTGCCCATCAATCCAAACTCTAAACTCTTGTGTCCATTCCTTTTCGATTATTTTCGGTTTGTATTTTAGCAGCTCCACAACCGTTGCAAGTATTTGCACAACTTCAAACTTCTTAACGTGGAATAGCATTGCAATTTCAACTTGTGTTAGTCCTGCATTATGCTTTAGCCACATATCCCAGTGCTTCGGGTCGATTGCTTCAGGTCTTACGATGTTTACGTAAGCATCACTAATGTAGCGGCTTATTTTTCTGTTGCGTGTTTTAATTGATTTTTTCGGCATTGCGTATGTTATATTGCATTAATACAAGTGCAGAATGTATGGCCTCTGCATTGCCACCTTTATAAGTTAATTTTGCGCCACCTTTGGGAGTGTACGCATCGGGGTTGCTTCGGTAACCGAAGAGTAAGCGTTGGATAAGTTGTTTCATTGTGTTAGTTTTTAGTTTTGTTTTTAAATTTCTTCAAATTGTGTTATCGGTTTCATAATTTTATAACCCAAAGATTTTAAAAGATTAATAGCATCTTCCTTATTTGTATTTTTTTCGCTTTTAAATAATTTAGGAATAAATACTTTAGGCTCGTTTTCAATTGTATTTTTTTTCCAAATTCTTCTGCTTCCACATTGTTCGGCATAATAACGTAAAAAATCAGAAATACCTCCGTTGTTTACAAAGTTTTTTGGAATCCCTTTTTTTTGTGCAAGTTTACTAAATTGATTTGATGAGAAAATGACTGGCATTTTTTCTAATGTTTCTAAAAGTAATTGTTTCATTGTGTTTTGTTTTTAGTTAGTATTAATTATTTAGACCGCAAACCTACTAATAATATTTTTAAAAATAAAATTGTTTGCTAATTATTTTTATTTTATATTTGCCAAAATTTAAAACTAATAACATGACAACAACACTAACATTGACATTGCACTTTGATTACGAAGATGATGACAGAGAAAACAACATCAGAGGCGGTTGGGTATTAACGGATATTACTAATGGTAACACACCAGTTTATTTAAGCCCGAAATTAGAACAATTACTTAACGAAGAATTAGATCCCGAAAACTTTTAAACTATGAAAACAAAAGTAAAACCATCCTTAATCCTTTGGGCATTATCAGCCCTATTTATGTCCTTTTGGGCAATCAAATTTGCTATGACTGGCGTTTTCTTTGGAAATTCCGAGTTGCTTACCTTTACTTTATCCTTTTGCGCCTCATTAACAAGTGCGGTGTGCGGTGCAGGATTTATGCAACAATGGCTTAAGAAATGAAACTGCTTTACAAACCAACAAATCTATCGTGCGAATTCATAATTTCTGATTTCGCGAAATCCGAAGGTGTGCAAAAGGTTATAGGCTTCTCACGAGGTTGGCATCATTGGAATAGCATCCGTTTAGGCATTCGCAAAGAGGAAAACTATTGTGTTTTATACTTTTATGCGTATATTAAAGGGCAGCGAATAATACAACGGTTAGGCAGATATGCAATAGGTGAACTTGTTAAGGTTAGATTGCATTGGGGTTATTATATCGAATGTAAGGCTAACGATGGCTATGCTTTTAGAGTAGCACCGAAGTGTTCTTTTCCGATTGGCTATCTGCTTAACAGTTACGCAGAAAAAGATGGCACAGATGGCATAGAAGTGCCTTTTGACATTGAGATTATGAATTTAAAAATAAGCTAATATGAAACCAAATAGTTGTGCGTGTTATGGCTCAAATGACATACACGAATGCTATTGTAATTTAAAAAACAATAATATGGAACAAGAAACACTTAAAGAAGCTGCTGAAAGGTTATCTGATAGAGATGGATTTGTTGATGGTGCATTATTTGGTGCTAAATGGCAAGCGGAAAGAATGTATAGTGAGGAAGATTTAAGAGAAGCATTTAAACAATCAAGACAAGCACTTATCTTTGAAAAGGGTATGCCAGCAGTTTATGAAAACTTTGAAGAATGGTTTGAACAATTTAAAAATTAACCTATGAAACCCAAAGATGAAACCAAGCCATTTGAAAGCAGGTTATTAGAAGACCTACACCCAACACTTGCCAACGCTTACAAGAAAGCAGAGGCGCAATTCAACGCTGCACACAACGATGTACACGTTATCATAGTTTGCACTTATCGGAACAATGCAATGCAAGAAGTTTACTATCATAAACGACCAAAGATTACTAATGCCAGAGCAGGTCAAAGTCCTCATAACTACTACCCATCTCGTGCTTTCGATATAGCCTTTGTTAAGGTTGGAAAACGTGAACTTGACTACTCTGCAAAGCATTTTAAAGAGTTTTGGGAACTATTGCAAACACATAGTAACAAGTTGACTTGGGGCGGTAATTTTAAATCATTCAAAGATTTACCTCACGTAGAATTAACTAACTGGAAAATGACTATCATATGATAAAGGGTACACGCTACACGAATGGCAAGGAGGTAATAACTTTCAGCAAAATAGATTTCATTGTTATCGGTGGAAGAAAAATTGACCACGTTTACTTTAGGCGCAAGGATAAAAACGATTTAATTATGCCCTTGCTTGAATGGAATATTAAGGGTAAATTTGAATGGGAAATAATTAATTGACGTTTTGCAACTTGGCGCATCTTGGATATATACGTTTTTGCGCTAAGATGCTGTTAGCAGATGCTTTTTTTAATAATTTAAAACTAAATTAAATGGATTTTATAAATTATAATATAGGTGATGTTTTAGTAAGTATATGTAATCCAAATAACGAAATTGGGATATGTACAGGTTTCACCCACTGTAATACATGTGTGTTAATAGATGGTAAATGTTGGGGAGGTAAAACATTTTTTATGAAATCAGAATATGTTAGTTTTAGTTTCTGCTAACGTTTGGGTGCTTTACGTCCGTTGTGGTTAAACAAACACTAATCTTTCCT